TGTTTGGCTTGTTGCCAAGTCATCAAAATTGCAAACTCTTTTTGATCGCAACCGATTTGTCTATCACGACAATATTCACGACCAATTAAATCGAGTTCATAATCATTATTCCACTCACGTGCATAACAAGTTTGATTTTCTTTACCACCACTCAATCCAAGTTCTCTTTCATTGGCTTGGTCAACTTGTGTCCAATGAGGATTTGACGCATTTTCCTCGCCATCACCTTTACCCCATTTTTGTTCAATGTTAATATCGGGATTACATTTTTCCCCTTTATTAACTTTGCCTTTTAACTCATCACGAAAATAAGCATAAGCAAAATCATTTTGCCTACTATTTTCCGAGCCATTAATATTTCCATCTAATCGGAAATCAAAATGCTTTGTGACGTACTTATCTTCTTGGTCATCATGACGACTTTCACTTGCATACTGACCATCTTCTTTATTTTCAAAGCCATCAGCTTTATTCATATACCCAAAATGAAAGCAACTATCTTTCGCAATAGTATTCACGTTTGGAAATTTGTTTTGAAGATGATAAGCCATCTTAACATCATTAGGGGTATAAAATCGCCCAACAATATTACTTGCAAGTTGCCAAGTTTTATCTTGGAGAGGTTTTATAGTTTCTCTTGCTTGGTCAAATGCTTCTTTTTCTTGTGTGTGTTCTTGTTCGAGATAAGGTCGCATAAAAATATTAAGTATCTTATTTCTATGCCCTTGATTATTTCTTACTCTAGCCATTTATTTCTCCTTTGTTAAAAATAAAGTTATATCATGGCTTGACAGTTAAAGTCAATAGGATTATAAATGACAGTATGAATTATAAAGAGATAACATATAATACTGCATTAGATATTGTCTTTATGAACAAGTGTCATAATTGTGGTTGCACACCCAAAAATGATGAATGGTCAAATAGAGCAAAAAATCTGTGCATAGATTGTCAAGAAGATGATTGATAGTTGGTTATTTTATCTAATAGTTTTAGGTTTTGGCTTTTTAGCTATTTACTTAATGGACATTGGAATATTTAAATAACACTAGCTTAAGAAATTAGGTCTAATTTCTTAAGCTTGAGCCCTGATCCCTTTAGGTTTGGTAACCTATTAACGCTGTCTCTGAGATAGTGTGGGGGATCTGGGGTCAAGCGGTACGCGGCTTTATAAATTAATATTAAGCCGCTTGATCAAACTTGAGCCCGGATCTAATAGGTAAGCGAACTGCAACACCGGTATGACCTGTTGGATCCGGGGTCAAGTATGCAAGGGGATCGTGGGAAACCAACCGACTGCTTTGCTTGGCCATAAAAAAATTAAAAGAAAATAAAAGCTGCAAGCTGCAAGCTCCAAGCTTGACAGCCTGTCCCTGAGATGATAGGATAAGTTATGAAAGAAATACTAGTAAGAGGAAAAAAAGTAAAAGTCCCATTTAAGGATGCGGACTATAATTTAGATGGTGAAGAAAATGTTACCATCCAAAATAGATTCAGCGGAGCGAAGGCTACACTGCCTGGATACGCGGCCGCTGTCTATGACGTGATAATAGGATCCGAACAGCTCCAGCAATGGGACAATGTTCGGACGGGTCTGGACTGGTTTAAAAAGTACTTTCCCAAACAATATATGGTGCTACTAGATTGAAAAAATTCACAATAGAAGTAAGTCACGCATCAGGACCACAGCTTCAGACCATTGGTCTGGAGCTCAAGATCATGAGCAATGGATGGGCGAGACATGGTCCCCGGATCCTGATCAATGGCCAGAAGCTGCAAGCTCCAAGCCTGAGAGAACCAAGGACCAAGCGTCAAGCCTCAAGCTCCAAGCGCCACAATATGGCCAGATTCATTTGATATAAAATGATATGAAAGTTAGAAGCAAACACAACGACCTGATGAACTACTTCATTGTAGATCATAAACATTTATCTAAAAAATACATCAAGAAAGTAGAAAGATTTTTAAAATGCTTAAAAAAGAAGCAAGCCAAATAGTTGGAGGTTTATCAGTACCGGGCAAGATGCCCTGCTATTCTATAAATTTACCGGCTACAGAATGCAAGACAGGCGCGAAGCTGGCCCGTGTACCAGGGACCACCTGCCATGGATGCTATGCACTCAAGGGTAGATATAGATTTAAAAAGACCAAGCGCGCAATGGCCCGAAGACTGCGAGCCCTGGCCCATGGATCATGGACCGCGGCCATGGTAACGCTGATCACAGGCCACAAATACTTCCGCTGGCATGACTCAGGCGACCTTCAAGGCGCCGCGCATCTCAAGAATATATTCGAAGTGGCCAAGGCAACCCCGGAAGCCAGACACTGGCTGCCGACTCGCGAGCATAGCCTGCTGGCCCTGATGGACCCGGATGTAGTCCCAAAGAATTTAATTATAAGAGTTTCAGCAACCAAGGTTAACGGCCCGGCCCCCAGATGGTGGCCGTGGACGTCGACGGTTCAGGAGCCCGGAACCATGAGAAGTAGCCATGTACAAGATTCAAGGCAATGTCCCGCGCCTGATCAAGGCGGCAAGTGTAAGAGCTGCCGCGCATGCTGGTCTAGAGACATCTCCAACGTGACCTATGCGAAACACTAGAATCATAGAAGAGATCCATGAGCAGTGGGCCGTGGCCCGCGGCTACCGGAAAAAGTTGCAAGCTTCAAGCTGCAAGCCGGAAAATCTCAACGCCGCAAACTCAAATCAGTTTGTAAAAGGTGCAAGCTCCAAGCACCAAGCTGGAAGGCCCAAGCGCCAAGCTTCAAGCGTCAAATAATTTTTGAATTTCAATCCAATTAAGCGAGTTCCAAGCACCGTGGCCCTTGGCCACCAGGTCATGGACCATGGACCCTGGAACAAGTTTCAGGGACCTCGGGCCGAGGGCCCTAATAAGGATAAATGTATTCTGTGGATGAGTCTTATGAAATGAAATTTGATGCGCCGAGAAATTGACTTTGTTCCCTTTGGCGACTTTTAATTCAACAGTGAAAAAGTGCCCAGAAGTATTATACCCCAATAGATCAGGCATGCCAAGTAAGCTAAGGTTTTCAACACGATTCCAGATAATGGAGCATGTATTTTTTTTAAGATCTTGATATAATTTTCTTTCTGGTCCCATGTTGTTTTCAAGGTTACTCCGGTATGTCTGGAGCACGTATTAATTGTCTTTTATTTGGTTTAAATACCACGCGAATAGAACCATCTCCAATGATGTTCGACTCCTCTACATCTATCCGTTTAATCTCTTCGTAGTATCCTTCTGACTTCATATAAATTTTTGCGTTGTTAATAGCATTTCCTTTTTTACCATCTATAAACTCTTCCAAATATCTCATTAAATCTTTTATGTACATTACATTCCTGACTTTCGAGCATCCTGAACTTGTTTATCTAAATGATCGTGCATCTTCTTATTCTCTTCTTCTAACTCTGTCAATCTTTCTTGTAATTTTCCGTTTAATTTTTGGTGCGATTCATTGACCTCAAGTGAATCGGCAACCCTGTTAAACAAATCATTATTTTCTTTCTTGGTTCGATCCAACTCATTCTGTAAATGATCACATCTCGCTTGAGCTTCCTTGACTCGATTAGTTTCGATTCCTTTCATAATACTCAGTTCTCCTTCCGCCTCCTGACGGAATTTGTGTTCTTTCTCCCATGCTAAGCGGCTAGCCTCAGCGGCATCTTTTAATAACTTACGATAATCTAATTCCATCTGTGTTGGTTTATCTTCCCTATCTTTTCTCATCTCTGCTGTGATACAGGCACCTGTTGCAATAGGTTCTAACTCTTCTTGGCTCTGTTGGGATTCAGTCAAAGGGATATGTTGAGCTTCTTCCTGACGATCTGCATCTCTATACTTTTCTAATTCCCTATAAGTCTTTTCCGGAAATTCTTTCACTAATTCCTGCATTGTTTTTTCTTTCTTCATATTGACTTTTTATCAATGTTACCTTAAATTGTCAACTATGGGTGTACCTAGACGATTAACTGAAATGCAAATGAGATTCGCCGAATTCATAGTGTTCGGAGGGACAGAAGGGCCTATGACTCAAGGTGAAGCAGCTATAGCTGCTGGCTATAGTTCTCAACGAGCAAGACAAGAAGGATCAGAACTTTTAAATCCTAGATTAAGCCCATTAGTAGTTCAATATGTAGGCAGACTTAAAGAAGAAAGACTCCAAAAATTTGAAGTTAGTTATTCTGGTCATGTGGCTGAACTAGCTCGTCTTCGTGAGTTGGCTTTAAAGAAAGGTAGCTTTTCCTCTGCAGTAAACGCCGAAACCAATAGAGGCAAGGCAGCAGGATTATACATAGACCGAAAAATAATAAAACATGGGAAACTAGAAGATATGTCAGAACAGGAACTAGAATCAAAAATGAAACAAATTCTAGACGACTACGCACCAATTTTAAATGTAACGCCAGCTAAAAAACTCCCATCTAATAAACGTTCATCAAAAGGGAATAAATCAAAACAACACTCAGTACGAGTAAAGCTATAATTATTATTCCCTCAGGATTTATCACCTATTTTTTCTTTTTCTTTTTAGATTTTAGTTTCTTTTTCTTTGCTTTTTTCTTTTTCTTTGGCATAGTTTTCTCCTTCAGTTTGTTGTACTCTTCTTCACTAATATCGTCAACACCAAACTCTGCTTCATCCATAACGATGTTCTTTCAAAAATTGATATAAACTAGAAACTTTTATAACAGCCTGTTCCCATTCTTTTTTTCTTTTATCTAAATGCTCCGCGGCTTTACCACATACTGTCTTCCAATTATTCATTGTAGGATCTATACTATTTTTAAAAAAGGACACTTTATTTGTGGGAGCCCAGTTCATTCCAGCAGCAATAGAATGAATTCCAGAATTTAGGTTAGTAAAGCGATAATTAAAATTTCTATCACGTACATGATGTAAAAAACCAAAATGAGGTTCATAAAGTAAGTTAATTAATTTACTAGACCATTCTTTATTAAAATTTGTTTTCCAATAAGGGGTATCTTGTCTTTGAGACAAAGCATAGTGTAGCGCAACAAAGTCTGCAAAACTATAAAAAATACTTTTACATGCACTGGTGAAGGAATCTTTATCCAACTGTGATACCGACCCTCGATCCAGAGCTCTAACTAAATAATAAAGAAATTCATGTACTGAATATAATCCATTGCTTTCAAGAGGTTCAATGAAACCTGCAGCCAGCCCTATTGCGCATACATTCTTCACCCAGAGTCTATTGTATATTCCGACTTTCATTTTAATTTTTCTAAACTCTAGATCCTGTGTCTTTAAATGTTTTTGAAATTGTTTTAAGGCCATTTCATCATCAATAAATTTACTGGAATAAACATAACCACTCCCAATTCGACTCCATAAAGGAATTTTCCATACCCACCCATTCTGAATGGCTGTACAATTAGTGTAGCCTACTAATTCCTTCTCTTTATTTTTATAGGGGATATGAGTGGCCCACGCTGAATCATTAGGAAGTAAATCACTAAAACTGTTGAAAGATTCTTTTAAAGTTTTGCCTAAGAGTAATGATCTAAATCCTGTGCAATCAATAAACAAATCAGCTTTATATTTATTATTTAAACTTTTAATTCCATCTTCATTTTGTTCTATCTTCCCAATTTCTTCTCTAATATGTTTAACTCCGCGAGGAATACAAAAATTATCTCTTAACCATGTTCCAAATTTTGTGGCATCAAAATGAAAAGCTGTGTGTCTATAAAAATCAAACGGAAGTGTATTATCTTCATTTAAAAAGCATTTATTTTTATTTACCAAAGCCATTTGCGGATAAGTACAATCAGCGAAATCAGAGGATGGAAGAGTAGGATCCAACATTTTTTTTAACCACCAATCATTTAATAATGATTGATTTCCTTTAATTATTGGATCTCCAAAAGGATAATGAAATGCTTCTCCTTTTTTATAAAAATCTGTAAACTTAATACTTAATTTATAAGAGGCATCACATTCTTTCATAAAATCTGAATCCTTTATGCCTACCATCGCTTGCCAGCCTCTAATAGTAGCAAGAGTGCTTTCACCCACACCTACAGTAGGTATAGTGGGACTTTCTATAAGTGAAATTTTTTTATCGGGAAAAAATTTAATAAGTGTGGAAGCTGTCATCCAACCAGCTGTTCCTCCACCAATAATAATAATTTTATGGATCAAACGTCTCTTTTCTCTAACCTTAGCACACACCCAATAGGCATGACATTCCGATCTGAAAATACTTCTTCCTTAGTATCATAACTACTAAAGGTCCAAATAAACTTCTTTGTCTTCTTGTAGAGATAAGCAAATGTAACCATTTTAGAACATTCAAACCTATCAAACTCATCTGCGGTGGCATGGCCGGCATCTCCGGTTATATCAATCCAAGAAATTTTATAAAAATAATATCTCTTTTTGTTAATGATTACGTGCTTATATTTCGATTTCTTACGTTTCATGATCCTGGGAGCTCCTCCAAAAGCCACTATAGACTATTAATATATATTTTTCTATTTCTCTTATGTGCAAAAAAAGTCTGGCAGGCTGGCAGATTTAATATAAATATATAAAAAAGGTATTAGTACCAACGGTTCCAGGTCTTTTTGGGTCTGCCAGCGTCACCAAATTTTCTGCCAGTGCTGCCAGCTGTCTAATTAGTGCCATAAAATCGCCTCAAAGTTGCCATCTTTCCCTCTGCTGAAGCCACTTTTTCCAGCAATTTAGCTATTTCGCCGGTGACGTCGGTATGGTCAACCAGCACTGGGTGGCTATTTCCTGCCAGCAACATATCTATCTTAACTAGCGCGTCTTCCATGTCATTCTGGTAGCGTCCAATCAAAACCTTATAGATTCGTTCCTTCATTTGTACCTCCTTTCCATTAAAATGCCCAACTGACAAATGAATACCTCGTTCCTTTCGTTAAGTCACTGACTCCATGAGGATAGATAAAATTAGATGGGAATAATAATATATCTCCTCGTGCCAGTTTAACTTCTTTGCCTCTACACATAAATTCTCCTCCTTCATAGTTATCATTGAGTAGTCCAACGATGGAAATAATAGGAATGCCTTTTGCGTTTCCATCAAATATACTTTGAATATGATCATAGTGAACACGCATTTTGGTCCCCTTCTCGTATTTATTAAATCGTACCTGACTTATTGCATGAATCCAGGGTGGCTTGCAGTGGCCCTCCTTGGACCATGAAACTTTGGCTTGATATAACATTATAGCCTTCATAATAAGAGGACCTAAAGTCTTGAACTGTTCAGGGGTTGAATTAAGAACATCTAATTCTTTTTCTTTTTGGGAATATTCTGATTCTTTTTGGCCATAAGTTGACCATTTATGTTTAGACCATTTAGTTTTGTTGCACTCTTCAATGAGAGATCTACAGAGTGGTTTGGGTATTATATTGTAAGTTACTATATAATCATCTACGTTGTTCATTAATCTCCTTAAAAGTTAAATGCGTGGACCCAGCCTCTGTTCCTAATTCGGTAAAGGAAAAACTATTAAAGGCTAAAGAATACCTGCTTTCTTTTTTAGGGTTTGGAGGAACTGAGTGTCTTAACCCGCTTGGAAAAAGAATTACATCCCCGGATAAAGGTTTAAATGTAAAGGACTCCGCATTGAGTCTCGTATATGTTTCTATCTGTGGTCTAATTCTAGCAACTGTATCTACAGTAAATGTGATTGCGGCATGATCATCATTTCTAAAATAAAATACTCCACTAATTAAACTATTAGCATGGGTATGTTCGTGCGTAAAACTTCCATAAGGATTACGTTGAACCCACGCTTGAGTGATTGATGCTTTTTGTTTTGTTTTCACAATAAGATTTGTGTATTTATCTAAACTTTCCAAAAGAAACTCTTTTATTTTTGAAAGTTCAGGATGTTTCATTAAGTAAGAATCTTTACTTCTAAAAACACCTGTTACTTGTTGGTCTGTATATTCTAAATTTCTAATATGTTTAAATTCCTTTTTAAAATCGTCCTTGTAAGTACAGACCAATAAGGATGTTGGAAAGATGGATATAAGGGTATCTTTTCTCTCATTTACCATAGCTTCTTTGACATATCTCCTTTTTTAGCTTTATCTAGTTTGCCTGCTTCTTTTTCAAATTCTTCTAATAAATCTTTTGTATCTATAGGGGCATTTTCTTTTTCATCGTGCATTAGGTCATAATAGCTGTCCAATCTTTTCAAAAACTTATGTTTCCAGTCCCTTAAGTCAGCATCTTGAATGGTGAATTCTTGATAATAACGATCAGGAGTACAAACCATTATAATTCCTTGTCTAATTTGAGACTTGTGTACATAGTCATGAGCCATTGCATATGCAGCTATTTGTAAAAAGTAATCATCTATCCATTCTCGTTGCTTGGGTCTATTAGATTGTTTAAAATCAATAATCGTATCCATTCCATTATGCTCACAGATTAAATCTGTAGCTCCGGCGTATAAGCCTGGATAAAATAAGGTAATCTCCGATCCATAGTAATGTTTGACAGGAGCCAATCCTATTTCAATAATCTTTTCCGCCATCGGTTTAGCTTCTTCACCAATAGGCGTAAGATCAGCATACCCGGATTCTTTGATGTATTTCTCAATGAACTTATGCATGGCACTTCCCCGGAGACTAGAATGATTCGCGATTCGTGTTGCTTCGTCATAACCTACCTTTTGTTTCCAGCGCCTTATATACTGATCATCTTTTGTTTTTGCAAGAATTGTTGTCACGCTAGGCAGGCGCGCGCCTTGAATTTCATAGGTCCGTGAGCCGTGGTCCGTGGTGCTTGTGCCCTGGACGTAGCTGTATTTTTTATTACACTTCATTTAAATAAATGTTAAGACTGCTATCATTCGGCGTCCTTCCTTTGGGTATAGTGGATAATGTGGATACTTTCCATTAAATCCCAAGATTTTAAACTGAACGGGCTCCACAGTTTTTAAAATTTTATTGTCTATAGATGTGGGAATCCCATCAGACAGGATAACAGTGGCACCCCCTTTGCTTTGATTTAAATAAATAATCGCGTGGGAATAAGGAAAGATATGATCTTGATGGGGCGTTGCGTTGTCTTCCATGGGAAAGTATAAGTTAATACACCCTCTTATAAAAACATTACAACTTATTTTATGTTTAGTAGCGAAGCGTTTAACAATAGTTTTAAAAAATTCTGCATGTTCAGAATGAATGCGCTGGGTCTTTCTATGAATTAGAGTATGATAAAGAAATGGTTTATTATCGTTAGGATACTGAGATGGAGACCAATAGAAAGGAATGTCTCCTCCTAAAATAACAGATTTAATAAATTCTTTCTCTTCATCGGTGATTATACTTTCATCTTCTATTATCATTTTAATACTTCCTTGAAGCGGCCGCGCCACCCGTATGTTCCGTGGTGCGTGGTCTCTGAGTCGATGTTGGCGTAGATCTTGAAGCCCGCGCCGCGGACCAAGGAACAGAACGCTAGGTCTTCGCCCTTCCACGCGCCGGTGCTCAAGTGAAAAGAAGTATCCCAAAAGTTATAAAGATATTTGGAGACAGGATCTTCAGTCGTGGGCACGCCCATGACTTCGTCGTTCATGTCTTTAAGTTTTTCTTTAGGGATGTTAATTTTATATTCGGAATGGTCCTCGATCAATTTATCAAAGACTCGACGATGGATAAGCATGAGCCCTGCGGGGCCATCCTCGATCTCAACGAGATCAACCATGCCGGTCTCTTCAATGGTAACATTACGGTCCTTAAAACGGACCGGATACTTCACGTTCATGTCGGCTAGTTTTAAACGATACGGAGTACAACTGATATCTTTCTTGGCAACCAGCATACGAATCACTGCTTCAGGTTCGAACGATACATCTGCATCGACGAAGAGAAAGTAATCGTAGCCACTGTGCAAGAAGCCACACGTCACCATGTTGCGGGCGTGCGTGACCAGGGAAGAGTTAATAATTCTAAATTGAGACTTGATAGCGCTGCTGCGTAACTTGTCAAACAGTTTAAGCAAAGACATCACGGTCTCGCGTTTCACCGAGTCGTAACAAGGCATCCCAACAAACAGACTGGGTTTGATCAATGAATTCTCACTTTGTTTACATTATAAGGTTCAACTTCTTGTTCGGTAATGATTTTCATTATGTTTTTGTAATCCTCATCATCGAGATGAGTTTTATATAATCTTTGAGCGATGGCCATGAGTGTGCCGGCAATCAGCTCTACTGAAAATTGATGAGCGTTTAATAGATGCATTACATGTTCAAAGATGTCATCATAAACTTTTATTTCTTCACCAGCAGTGGGTTTATTTAATTTTTTTTCCATAATAATTAAATCTCGAGTCATGATCAAATAATACGTTGCCTGATACAGATATTCGTGTTGCATTTGATTTAAAAGGAAAAACCCAATGTTTTAAATTTGCTGGAAAAATATATAAATCTCCAGCTTCTGGCAGCCGATGAACTACACTAATACATTGATGATTCCCTTCTCCATATAACCAGGAAATCCCTCCCGGTCCGCGCATTGTTCCTTTAAAGTTATCACACTCTTCTTTAATTTCTTTTGGCATGTGGGGATAAAGAACAAAAGATAGATCCGCACTATGGTCATGAGGAGGATTAAATTCATTAGCTTTCATGAAGTTAACCCAAAGAGCAACGAGGTTAAAATTAGGCTTCATCGTTCCTCCCCCCTTCCATTTATTAAAGCCATGCGAATATGCTTCAAAATATCTTTTAAACATAGGGGCCAGTGTAGTGGCTTCTGAACCTAAATCGTATTCTTCGTGAATATGTCCCGCAAGTTTACGTCTGTAATCAAAATTTTTGTTGCGGCAACGTGCAGCTACTTGTTCGACTAGATCGCATTCTTCAGGAGTTACTGTCGCATGAAAAAGAAAAGGACCCCAATGAAAATAATTATATTTTACATCTTTCATTATTGTACTCTATCTTTCTTTTGCTCATTGATCAATGCTTCTGATAATCCATAGTTTATCATACATTGTAAAATGTGTAACGCACTGTGAGCTCTTCTCCTTTTTTGATATTTCGAAGAGTAACCAACGACCACTTCTTTGTGACGCATGCAGGATCATTCCCATTTGGGCGAAGTTCTACTTTAACAACGTTAGGAGTATTCGAATGATTAATGAATCCTCCCAGAGGCGTTCTATATATATCTTGTTTGTTATCCAATAAAGCCATCTCTAAATGAGTGGTACCAAGATTTGTTCCTTGAGCGATACCTTCTTTAGCAAAGAGTCCTAGACCATTGATGCCAGATTGGTTTATTGTGAGTGAGTCAGGTAAAGGTCTATACATTAGTTGTGTGGACACTTCTTCTTTTTCCATTCTCTATATCCTCTGGTCCATTCTTCCGAATCTCTTTCTTTCCAACGTTTATCCCAAGCCCAGTTGTGGAGAGCTCCTGATTTAATCTCTATGAATCTTAAAATATTATCTTTTAAGTTCCTGCAAATGTAAAACTGTTTTATCATATATATGTTTCTTTATATCTTTTTCTGTTGCCATAATGGTTAGCACATCCATACCATTATAAGCCTTGACGTAAGCATTTTGAGTTACGGCAATACTTGATCCACTTACAAGGAGCGCAAACTCACTGCAACCGGTGGTGATGATTCCTAATAAGCCTATTAATAAAATCTTCTTCATATTTTATTTCTCCGTTAGATTCACATACCCAACACTGCTTTGATTCAGTTATACCTTGAGTGTCGGTAATATTAATGTACCCATTTCCACTACAGTTATCACAGATGGCTTTATACGACATTATATATCCTTGGTCTACCCCCTTTAGCACCCATACCTTGGTAGTAAAGGTTCTTTTTTTTCATTTCTCTTCCTGCTTTTGCTGCATAATAAGCGTTGCCTGTTAAATGTTTTTTCTTGGGTCCTCGTTTTTTTCCCTTCTTGGGTCCTTGACGGTAATGAGAAGTAATGGGGATATCTACATTCCAGCCTCCTTTTCTTAATAATATTTTTCTTGCTTTCTGTTGGACGTATTGTGGATTCCTTCCAGCCATTTCGCATATAATATTAAAATGAAATCCACCCTCTAAAAAGAAATGACGCGCTTGATCTCGATCATAATTATAATGATTCTTATGAGATATATTGGCTTTCAAATCCATGTTAAGATGAGGAGGACCTTTAAAGGCGTCTAAGGCTGCTCGGCATAGGACAGCAACCCAAAGATCTTTTTCTGGAAGAGTGACTCTATCATCACTTATTGTTTCCTCTGCGTGACCTACCCAACTTGTAAAACTATTTTGTGCTCTTCCCATTTAATTTTTTATCTTTCTCATTTGCTAACGCTTCAACCGTTTTACTGATGGATAATCTTGCATCCGGCAATAAAGTTTTGGACAACCTAACCAATGTGTTATAGGTTTGATGTGTTAAAGATACGTTTCGATATTTACTAATGTCTGTCATGTTTTCTTTCCTTTTGAACTAGAATATAGGATTTTACTCCAAAGATGTCAAGATGAAATATGTTTTAATAATATGGGTGTGCTCTTTTATCCAGGGTAATGCCTGTATGGCCCCTGTGGAATATCCGACCCTGTATAATAGTTGGTATGAGTGTTCTCGTGATGCCCATATAGAATCTGGAAAGGTTTTATCTAGGATGGGCTATAAAAATGTTAATGATTACAAAGTAGGAATGAAGTATCATTGTAAAGCGGTGCAGACTTATTGACAATGTGGCGAAAAGATGGTATGAGCTAATCTTTCTCACCTTTAAATCCTATCCTTACTTCCCTTTTAGGGTAGGACTATTCACAGATCCAACCTAATAATAACTTACCATCCTGGGTATAGTTTCCTTGTAGCTTAGGATTGCCCTCAATCATGTCATAATAGATGGTATTTACATCTGTCCAGGCCATAGCCATTTCATTACAGTCTAGACCCTGTGTTTTGAATTTTAGTTCTTCAACCCCGCTCACACTGAGCAGGAGTATTATTATCACTTTCATGGGACGACATTATATCAGAAGGACCACCCCAGTCAAAGGTATCATCATGTACTACGCAATTTGAATCTGGGTATTGATCTTCCATATAATTTACATACGTTACAACTATAAGGGATGCAAGGAAAAACGTTGATACTCGCGGTTAATTTGTAATGTTTTGTAAAGAAATTTTTTACTATTTGTAAAGGTTGTCAACCTTGGCCTCGAGATTTTTTACGTTTTCCACGTTTATTGGCTTTTTTTGAATGGCGACCGGGACGTTTGCGTTGAGTTCTCTTAACATGAACGTACCCGTAACCTCTAGGCCGTTTCTGAGCCATCGTCTCGCATCAATTCCGTGAAAGGAGTTTTGCCTCCTGGCGATGATACAGGCATAAAACTAATTACACCATTAACTTTTTGTTCGGTATCCGAACCACAAGTCATACAACGGTAAACGTGTGAGTGAATAGAGACTAAAATAGTATGTTCTTGACACATGGGACATGTACCATTGGTTACTTCGGCTTTTAGATTAAAGCCCCTTCCAAAAATACTTTTTCCAAATTTGTCCATCAGTTTTCCTGTTGTATTTAGTCTTATCTTTAAATCGTTTAGGAGTAAAGTGTTTTAAAATTCTAGCTATAGGATTATTCGTACGTCTTTTTCTTTTTGTAGGCAGGCTCATATCTTCCTAGTATTTTGTTAATGTGCCAGGTACCATCTTCTAAAATTTCAACTTCAGCCCTAACCTTATCACACATAAACATAAATCTTGTACCACCCATGAGTTCTCTGTGTTTAGGATCTTTATATTTATTAACCGCTTCTCTTCGTTTCTTAATACATTCGCCCATGTTTTCCGCATGACGATGATCCACGAGATACTTGGTTCCGTCTTCACCAACAGCAAAGATGCAGACTGCAAAGACTACGCCTTCTTTAGGTTTAGAATCCGTTAGGTCCACAACATCTCCCTGGCCTATCTTATCTTCACCATAAACAAAAGTGATGAAGAGCAGTACCAAAAAGATAGCTAACAAAACTATTTTAGTTGTCTTACTTATTTTTTTAATCATCTAATACCTTCACAATTCTAAAACCATACTTGGAATCTGGTTCCTTTTCAATCTTTGCTTTAAGAATCTTGCAGCTAAAAACTACGCGCTCAGGATTTAATTCCCGAGAAGCGATGCGCTTGCTCTTAAGGCATGCGCTGAGATTGGGCTTATAAACATGCTCAATCATGCTGCCGTTTAGAAATAATAATAATGCTGTTACTGTTTCAATCATCTTAGTCCCCACCAAATTAGTGCTAAAGGTATTATAATATGTTCAAAGATTTCATACAAACAAATAAAAACTAAAAGCCACGTAAAAAATACACTAGTTTTAGATTTTTGAGTTAAATATTTAAACATTTTTTCATGCCAGGTGGTGATTTTTTGTGTAAGTTTTAAAAGATTTTCTTTCATTATCCATATACTCCACAACAACTAAATTTATCCATAAAAAAATA